GACGAAAATAAAATACTGCTTGATGCTGAACCTGATTACAAGGCAAAAATTCGTGCAGCTGCTCGTAATGAACAAGAGCTAAAAGCCTGGTTGTATGGTGACTGGAACATTGTTGCTGGCGGTATGTTGGATGACATATGGCGAGATAGCATTCATGTGGTGCCGTCTTTCCCATTTAATATAATACCTAAGGCATGGCGTATAGATAGAAGTTATGATCATGGTCAGTCAAAGCCGTTTTCTGTTGGTTGGTGGGCTGAGAGCAATGGTGAACCATTCCGATTTGAGGGTCGAAATTATGGTGTTGTTAAGGGTGATCTGTTTAGGATAGCCGAGTGGTATGGGTGGAATGGCAAGCCGAATGAGGGTTGTAACATGTTGTCTAGGGAAATAGGCCGTGGTATACTCGATAGAGAGGATGATTATGGGATCGCACACAGAGTTCGTGTAGGCTCGGCTGATGCAAGTATTTTTGATCGGTCTTCTACAGGCGAATCTAGTGTTGCAGATGAGATGATTAAGGTTGGAAACGCTAGAGGCCGTAGCCTCAGGTGGGAGGCATGTGATAAATCACCTGGATCTCGTATACAAGGCTGGCAGCTGCTACGTGCAAGATTAAAAAATTCCGCCTCGTTTCCAAGAGAATATCCCGGTTTGTATGTTTGCGAACGTTGTTATCATTTTAGGCGTACAGTCCCTGTTTTGCCTCGTGATCATAGGAATCTTGATGACGTAGACACTGAGTTTGAAGATCATCTAGCAGATGAGACTCGATATAGAGTTAGGCACCAGCGCAAGACCGTACACATGGGAGACATGAAGTGATTTCAGTTTATTTGGCTACACGCTGGTCTAATCCGAAGCATACTGAGCTACTCGAGGCACTTCGTGCACTGGGGATTAAAGCTTTGGATTTTAAAGGCTCTGGTGTTACAGATGAGGAGGTTTTTGGGAATCTTGATGGGCCGGCCGATTGGATCGTTCGTATGAGAGACATGAATGGTGCAGCGTATATATCATATGTAAGGACGGTTAGCCTTATTAGAGAAGCTGATATCACAATACTTGTACAACCTGCTGGAGCCTCTGCGCATTGGGAACTTGGCTATGCACAAGGGATTGGAAAACGAACGGCTGTACTCCTGGATGGAAATAACTTTAAATCAGAACTTATGTACAGAGACGCTTTATTGTATTATGAACAAGATAAGCTATTAGATATGTTGGACATTGCAAATAAAGCATCTAACTTTGATTTTAGTCGCTGGGAGATAAGTGAGGTATAGCATGCCTGCTGAAAAGGACCCTAAAGATCCTTCAACTACAAGTGCCGCCTATGACTATATGTTGCCTAACTGGAGAAAGATGGCAACGGTGCTGGGTGGAACAAGAGCTATGCGGGCAGCTGGTAAAGTGTACCTACCACAGCACGTTGAAGAATCTGAGGGTGCTTATCAGGAGAGATTAAATCAGGCAACTTTGCTTAATATGACTAAGCTTACCTTAGAAGGTTGGGTAGGCCGTCCGTTCTCTAAGCCACTTGTATTTGAAGATGTCCCGAAGGAGATCGAAGATAATGTCTTGCCTGATGTCGATCTGCAAGGGAATGATGTTGACGTTTTTTCTAGAGAATGGTTTTCTAGTGGCTTATCCAAAGGGTTAAGTCACACATTTATTGATTACCCCAGAGTAGTGTCCGCAGAAAATAGATCACTGCTTGATGATAGTGCGGATGGTCTGCGCCCCTATTGGGTGCAGATAGAACCAGAACAACTTTTCTTTGCTGATGCGGAGGTCGTTGGTGGCCGTGAGATTCTTAGGGAAATCCGTATTATGGAGGAGGTTACTGGTCGTAATGGAATGGTAGAGACATCTGAGCCGCAAATCCGGCGTGTATACCTGAGAAATGAAAATGGTGTTAACCGTGGTTGGGTTGAGTTATATAGGCGTTTTAAGAAAAAGAATACGCACGGTAAGCCCATTTGGAAGATGGTTGATAGCTACCCATATGATTTAGATATTATTCCACTTGTTACATTTTATAGTAGACGGTGCGGGTTTATGCTGGCTGAGTCTCCTCTAGAAGATCTTGCCAATTTGAACATTGCACATTGGCAATCTACATCTGAACAAAGGGCTATCCTAACTACCGCACGTTTTCCTATCCTTGCCCTTAGTGGTGGATCTGACGAAGGTAAGCTTGTTATTGGTCCTAATAAGTGGCTTTGGTCGCCAGACTCACAAAGCAAGTTTTATTATGTTGAACACACGGGTGCTGCTATTGAGGCTGGACGCAAGGATCTAGAGTCTCTTAAGGATGAGATGTCAGAATATGGTGCACAATTTCTGAAGAAACAACCTGGTGCACAGACTGCAACGGCTAGAGCTTTAAACTCTGCGGAGGCCATTAGTCCATTGCAGGATAATGTACAACGGTTCACTGATGCACTTGAGCAGTGTTTGGTTATTACTGCTAAGTGGATGAATGTAGAGCTAGGTGAAGCCAAGGTAACTATCAATACGAACTACAGTTTTAACGAAACGAACTCCGCTGATATTGATGCCCTTAAGTCCGCACGTATGATGCGTGATATTAGTAGAGAGGCTCTTATTGGAGAGTACAAGCGTCGTGGTATTTTGTCGGAAGATTTTAATGCTGATAGAGATGCAGCCATTATTGAAGAAGAAGCTATGAATTTGTTTGGTGAGCCACCTGATCTGGATAATGAAATAGAGACGGACAGGCGGTAATGTCGGGCATTAGGTCACAGTCCCCCCATCTTCCGTCTCTTGGTTGGGCTGAGTTTTTTAATGTTTTTATGGCTCAGGCAGCTAAGATTAGACCTTGGTTTGTTGGGTTGAGTCTTTTGTTAGTTGTTGTTATTAGGCTTGTTGAGCGAGTTTTGATTGCTATCATGGAACGTAAGAGGGGCTGATGGCGACGGCTAATGAAAATCTTTTTGATGCCTTAACTCGTCATCAAATTGGTTTAAGAAGGCTTGGTGGCGGTGAGTTTCAGGCTATATTGAGTCTGCTGGAAAAGTCCGATAAAGAACTTGAGGCTATGCTTAGAGAGCGTTTGCCTAGAGGCGAAACGTTTACAACTGAGCGCATGAAGAAACTTCGTGACGACATTAAGGTTCTTCGAAAAGAATTGTTCTCTAGTATTAAATCACGAACCCGTGATGATTTTATAGATTTAGCCAAGGCAGAGCAGACATTTATAAAGAACATTATGGATGCTGTGATGCCGGTGTCCCTTGAATATGCAGTTGTATCCACGGATGCATTGTCGGCCATTGTGCGAACACAGCCTTTTGCTGGTGGGGCCAATGCTGCAAATACTTTAGCTGATTGGTGGAGTAAACTTGAAAAGGTCGATCAATCTCGTATTCTTGATGCTATACAACTTGGTAATGCACAGAATGAGACGATTGATCAGGTAGTACGCCGTGTAAGAAAGAGCACAGGCATGGCTCGCATAAATGCTGAAGCTATCGTGCGTACAGCAACAAATCACGTATCAGATGCCTCGAGAGATTTATTTTTTAATGAGAACCTTGATATAGCGCAAGCTTATCGATGGAATTCTACATTAGATGGTAGGACATCTGCAATTTGTAGAGCAAGAGATGGCCATTTTGCCCCCGTTGGTGATAAGCCTCTGACATTAACGCCAAAGTTACATCCACCTACTGCAAGACCACCTGCCCACACTGGTTGTAGATCAAACCGAACTTTAGTTTTAGATGCTGATGGGATAGCAAATATTATTCCTGATAGGCCGTTTGTCCGTGATACTAGAACTCGTCGTATGAGAGAGCTAGATTTTAGAACAGAAGCTAAAGAAAAAGCTGGAAATAAGTGGAAAGAGTTAAGCCCGCGTGAAAGACAAGAGTTAGTTAGTGACCTCAAGCGGCAATGGGCTAGAGATAATATAGGATCGGTGCCGGCCACCGTTAACTATGATGAATGGTTAAGACGTCAGCCTATCGCATTTCAGGATAACGTACTCGGGAAAGGGAAGGCTGAATTATTCAGGAAAGGCGCAAAGTTAGATACCTTCGTAGACAGGCAAGGGCAGGAACTTACGCTAAAGCAATTAAAGCAAAGGCACAGTTCGCTTGTTATAGAGCCAAAAGCACTAAAAACCAGAGCAAAACCGCGCGTTAAACATACCGAAGACCCGCCTATTGACTACGGGAATCTTAAAGGTGATAAACTTAATGATAAACATGCTGTGCAGTATGATGTTTGGAAGCGTAACAGTCCTAATATAACTAAAGAGCAGCACAATACGTTAAAGAGTTATCAGGGCCAGCAGTTCGAAATAATTAATGCACAGCTTAGGGGCGGTGGCACTTTATCTAAACACAAGGGCTTTATAGATGATATAGATGCTGCGTTTGATAATTCTGCCGCTTTGGAAAGAGATATATATGTGTATAGAACAGCGTTTTTAGATGGTGGTACAGCTAAAGAGATTTTTGGAGATGTCATACCCAAAGCAGGGCTGGCCTTTAATGATAA